AGCTAAAATGAGGGTTGCTCTTACCACAGAGCCTTTACCTTTACCTCACCTCGAAGAAGTTTTTAATTCTAGAGGTCGATCCTTTTTTTTGGATCGGGCGACCATGGAAAACCAATTGATTCGGACCGTTGATGAAATCTTCGGGTCCGAGATCTTTTCAATTGATGATCTTACAGAACCGTTTTTCCCGAGTACTTCGGCGAATTATATAAACTCCAGGAAGAATCTTGGAGCGGTCGGTCACCTGTATGAAGTTCTGCTTAAAGAAGAACTCAGACAGGAATTCCTTGACATTAGTCATGGAATTGTCGAGGTAGGACACCCTGTATCCCGGATTTTCGGAGCGCTCAATAAAGTTGAGCAGGATGAATTAGATAGGGTATGGGATCAAGATCAAGAATGGAAGACGACACTAGGCGCTTATGTCAATGTTGATCGTTTTAAAACCAGGTGGAGACTGCTTTATTGGCAGATCTTCAAGCGGGCAATCGATGAGGAACCTCTTGTCGAACCCGTCGGCTTGGCCGAAGCCCTTAAAATTAGAGTTATTTCTAAGGGGCCTCCGATGTTATATACGGCGTTAAAACCACTCCAGCAATTTATGTGGAGAACTCTTAAGAAACACAAGGTGTTTGAGTTGATTGGAAAGCCTGTATCGGAAGAAATCATAATGTCCTGTTTAGGGAACATTGATGATGGTCGAGACGTAATTATTTCAGGAGACTATAAAGCCTCTACTGATAACCTACATTCCTGGGTTTCAGAGTGTATCGCAAGACGCATGTCCTGGAACTTACGGAAGAATGGTTTCTTTCCTGAAGTACTTGAAGAAATGTTGGTAAAGTCGTTAATCCATCACAACTTTGGAACTATTTCCGAACCCCTTCCTCAAAGAGAGGGGCAGTTGATGGGATCAGTTACATCCTTCCCAATCCTTTGCATTGCAAATGCAGGATTTTGTCGTTGGAGCCTCGAGGAGGCCAATGAGAAGACCTATAATATGGTCGGGACGAGGCTTCCGCCTCTCAGGGTGAATGGTGACGACTGCGTTCTTAAGGGTTGTAAGAACAGTTTAATTGCGATTTGGGAGAAGATCACAGCTTTTGGTGGTCTCTCTACTTCCGTAGGAAAGACCTACTATTCGCGGAAGTTCGCAGTTATAAATTCCGTTTTGTACGACTACCATCCTGCAAGGATGGAGTTATCCGATCCGTGGGACACCACTGTCGATGAAAGGTCCCGTACGGGACTGACTATTCGTAGAGCAGGGTGTTCCTGGGTGGAACGGAAGTACATTAATCTGGGGCTTCTCTTTGGAATTAAGAGATCGTCTGGAGCCGAAGATGGCAAAGTTGGTGTGGAATCACTTGGTGAATTGCACAGAATGCTCAAGGAAACTTGTCCTGAAGAGCGGTGGGATGCTGTTAATAAGAAATTTATTAACATTCATCGGGAAACCTTAGAAAGGTTTCGTCATATCCCCTGGTACGTGCCAACGTGGGCAGGGGGGTTTGGGTTAGTGCCTCATAAGCCTCATAGTCATATGGAGCGTATGGGAATCTCGTTGTTGAAGAAACATTGGCTCGCAAAAGGAGAGTCTCTTAATTTGCCAACGGCAGCCAAGTGGAAAATGCACAAACTTGTATGTGCACGGCTGCGACCCTACTTATTTGAGTGTGAACATTCGATAGTCGATGTTCCCTGGTTTGAACACCCTGTTCTTATCAGTGACTCCTTTAGTCAACTCTATAAGTATGCCACGGTGGAAACACTGTTTGTGAATCCGATGGAAGATCTTGTTCAATCACCTAATACGACCTTAATGAAGAATGCTTGTAAACAAAATAGCAGACTTTGGAAAGCGATAGGTAAGTCTTATGACTTGTCCTATGGAGTATATGGGGCGGACCCTCATAACGTTTTTGACGTTGAGGCTTGTCCGGAAGAAGATCTGCAACCACAGCAGATGAAGGATAATTATCCTTGTTGTATAATGTAG